GTACTGCCCAAATACCGTCACCACGCCAGAATGTAGTGGCAGAAGCGCTCGTTCCTGCATTTAAACTACCAATAGCGACTTGAACCGCCGTGGGTAATGAAGTGGTAAATCCAGGAATACCCGATCCATTCGTTGCTAAAATGGAATTATTGGCTGTTGTAAGACCTGTTATCGTATTGGTCGCTGAAGAATAGAGCAATTGATTGGCTGTCGTTGTAACAGGATAGGTTGCCGTTGACCAACTCGGAGCTGCCATATTGCCAGATAAAAGCACCTGATTTGCAATGCTTGTGCCAGCTAATGTCAACATCTGAGTTGCCGTAGAATAAGGAATACCACCGGCCTGATAGGTAAGACCGGTCAGATTAATACTATTGATGGCGTTATTTTGGGACACATTAAATCCTTTTAAAGAGATAGCTCATTGACACTTGCAATACTATTTGTTCCTGTTCCTGATTCGATTAATTTATAAGTCGCGCCCACTGGCACAATAAAGCTTAATGTTGTTGTGTAATTTGCTGCAATCGTCATATTTGAAGCAGATGCAACGGTCACAAATCCAGAACCCGTATCGACTTGTGCTTCAACGGTACTTGATTGCAATGCCGTTATCTGAATATTAATGGTCGCATTCACAAACACATCGTGAGCAGAACTTGGAATTCTATTCGTATTAAATGTTAATGAAACAGAAGAATAGCTTCGACTGGTATTTATTTTCCATCCAATGGCATCGAGCATCGAGGAAAAATTGGATGAATCGGCCATTTCATGCCAGACTAATGCATCGGCTGTTAAATCAAAACACATCCAATAAGTACTGTTTGTTTGATTCCACCATCCTATTAACCAATCGGATGGAAAGGGAATCGAACTAACGATCGGTTCACTTGCGGTTGGATCTCGATCACATAAAAAATAACTGGGATTTGCACCAACATAAACGGGATCTGCCATAAAAACTCCTTTTAAATTTAAATATAATATTCACGAATAACAATAACACCATCAGCACCGGCACCACCCGATCGGGTGGCTCCGCCATTTACGGTTGTCCCACCACTTCCACCTCCACCATATTGACGACCGACTGCACCATTTTGTTGAGCTGTTCTTGCAATGCCGCCGCCGCCGCCCAAAGGGCCTGCTCCCATTCCGCCCACTCCGCTGACCGCATTCGTACCCGAGAGGATGATACCGGCAGCCCCATATTGTCCGGTAACATTAATATCACCACCTGTCACAATGGTCACTAAACCACCCGCCCCACCAATCGCAATAGCAATAGAGGCAGCTGACCCACCACCTGCTCCGCCACCAGCCGCGCTCATCGTATCAAATGTCGTATCATCACCTGCTGTGCCTGCATTATTACCCGCCGCGCCTCCTGCGCCTCCTGCACCCACAACATAAGCAAATACTTGAGAGGCTGTCGGAAAATAACGTTTTCTTGAATAGTTTCCGCCAGCGCCACCACCTGCTGCTGACGAACTTGAAGCGGTACTCGCTGAACCACCGCCACCACCACCACCCGAAATAATTTCGACATCAAAATAAAGTACTTTGGCAGGGGTGGTGTAATTGCCACTAGTCCCACCCGCAAAAGTGGTTGTTGTTGGAGAAAAAGCACTAATAGCAATATCAGTTGGCGCGGCTGTACTGGTCGTGAAATTTCCTTTAATGGTCAAGGCGCCCATCGTAGCCAACATGGCATTTGTGACCACGCCTGCTCCAATCGTTAGAACACCGCCTGATGTGATCGTCGCATTACCAGACATGGCAACACTTGCAAAATTTGTGCCATCACTGATGAGTAAATTTCCAGCCGTGCCTGCTGTTGCAGGATAGGTTGCTGTTGACCAAGTGGGCGCCGTACTGGCGCCGGACCGCAATATTTGTCCAGCGGTCGCGGTTCCCGATAATATCGCTAATGCAGAAGCTGTACTATACACAATGCCGCCATTAGAGGCTGTTAAGGAAGCAGCGGTGCCCCCTCTCGTTAATCCAAGCTGCCCTGTCCAACCTAATGTAAGAGAAGTCGCGGCAAGTAATGAAACAGTCGGAGAACCCCCTAACGTCAAAGTCACATTAGTATCATCTGTTTTAGTGAGAGCCGCGGGCGTAATCGTTGCTTGGTAGCCAGGAATAGTTAAACCACTTGGTAATGTGCTACTAATACTGGGCACACCTGTGCCGGATGTCACCAAGACACCATTATTGGCGGTGGCGAGCGCGCTCATCACGTTGGCGGCCGAGGCATAAAGTAATGTATTAATAGCGTTTGTAGCGGGATAAGTGGATGTTGACCATGTGGGTGCAGCACTTGCACCTGATCGAAGAATTTGTCCGGCGGTTGCCGTTCCTGCTAAAATAGCCAAGGCTGAAGCGGTGCTATAGACAATCCCACCATTTGAAGCAGTAAGAGAAGCCGCCGTTCCTCCTCGTGTTAATCCCAGTTGTCCTGTCCACCCGACTGTAATGGAAACCGCTTGAAGTAAAGCAGTTGCAGGTGTGCCGCCTAATGTTAACGTGACATTAGTGTCGTCTGTCTTAGTCAACGCTGCAGGTGTTGGTAGTTGTGTTGTAGTCGCTAATGTGCCGGCTGTTGGAAAAGTAACAGAGGTTGTTCCTGTTAAAGTTCCTGTGAAACCAAAAGCACCGCTGAATGTAACATTTCCTCCAACTGTAATAAGACTCGCTCCATTATTAACGCCTGTTCCGCCATTCGCACTCGGTAATATTCCGGTGACTTTCGTTGTAAGGTCAATTGTTGTATTTGCAATCTTTGCATTTGTAATGGCTAGATTTGAAATTGTGAGAATGCCTAAGTTAGTAATAGCTGCATCGCCTGAAAGCGCTACATCAGTTGCCACATTAGAAGCATTACCTACAAAAATATGAGTGTCAGTCAGAGAAGGCGTTAAACCTGTTATAGCAACACTAGAAACAGCCGTGATTCGGCCTTTGGTATCAACAGTAATAGCTGGTACATGCGTACCATCGCCATAAGAGCCTGCGGGTGGATTTAGAATTTGAAGCGTTGTTGCATTTCCAACACTGGTGACATCGCCTGTTAAGTTGGCATTCGTTGTAACGGTGGAGGCATTTCCTGTGATCGATATGTTCCAAGTGCCCGTTGCACCTGTCCCTGTGGTAGTAGGTGCTCCAATCGCTGCGGGTGTAATCAATATATCGCTTGCTGCTGTAATGAGTCCTTTGCCATTGACTACAATTTGAGAAACATGCGATGAATCGCCAAAGGTCCCTGTATTTGAGTTCACTGTGGCAAGTGTCGTTGCAACAACATTTGACCCAACGCCTGTCACATCGCCGGTAAGTGTTATTCCATTAATCGCATTATTCTGTCCAGGCACGCGTTAAATTCCTTTTTTAAGTCCAGTTCGGATTCCCTTGTACGGCACTAATCACATAATCTGTATCCGCTATAATACAAGTCAATTCTAAGCAATCATATCGATTCGAAGAGGAGAGTCCGCCTGTGACACCGGTTGTTGTATTGAATGTGCCGAAATGAATAGTCACACCGGCTGGTTGTGCAATCGCCCAACCACCTGCACCTGATCCACGGATGAGCAATCGCCTACCGACTGCGATGGTTGCGGGCAACGTCAAAGTCACTAATGCCGCGTTATTTGTTACATAAAGATTATCTGCCGCCATTACCGCGGAAGTTCCTGTTACGTTATTAACAGCAATACCACCAGAAATAGCCACGTTTGAAATAGCGGTAATTCTACCTTTCGTATCAACTGTCACTTGAGGAACATTTGAGCTATCTCCGAACGTTCCTCCTGCAATAATAGGAGTCAGCGATAAAGCGCCCGTATTCGCAATCGTTGCATCGCCAGACATTGCAACATCCGTTGCGACATTCGATGCATTACCGACAAAGATATGGGAATCCGTTAGAACAGGCGTCGCAACAGGCGATGAAATCCAATTAGTTCCATCACTTGTTAAAATATTTCCAATCGTACCGGAGGTGGAAGGATAAGTTGCAAGAGACCAATTAGGAGAGGTGTTCGACCCTGATCTCAGTATTTGTCCAGCAGTTGCTGTGCCTGGCAAAATGGCAAGTGCGGTTCCTGTACTATAAACAATGCCACCGTTAGACGCTGTCAGACTGGCAGCTGTTCCGCCACGCGTTAGAGAAAGAGTTCCTGTCCAGCCAACTGTAATAGAAACAGCTTGAAGTAAAGCCGTAGCAGGAGTTCCACCTAATGTTAATGTCACGTTAGTGTCATCCACATCCGTTAATGCTGCAGGTGTTATGGTTGTTTGATAACCGGGAATCGTTAACCCACTTGGAAGAGTCGTGCTGATACTTGGAATACCAGCACCTGATGTGACAAGTACTCCATTGTTTGCAGTAGCTAATCCGCTGACTGTTGTGCCAGAAGCCGCATACCATGCGAGTTGATTAATTAATCCACTATTGACAGTCCCTGATCCTGTTGCACTCACAAAAGATAAATTACCAGAACCATCTGTCGATAAAAATTGTCCGGCCGTTCCATCCATCGCTGGCAGCGCAAAGGTCAATGAAGCACTGAGAACAGGGGCTTTTAATCCCACATAAAATGTGTTTCCTGCATTACCATATCTCGTTTCTGCCGAAACCGTATTGGCATTATCATTAAAAAATATAACACCGCCTTTCGAACCCAAAAATAATGAAACATTTGCATCGGATCCTGTTGCAGAAATACCAGGCTGGCCATCCGTCAGTCCATTAATGATATTGATATAATTAACTGAAGCAGCACCTGCTGTGACAAATCCAACAACAATATTTCCATTAGCATCTTTTATACCTAATGGAAATTGCAGATATCCTGTTAACCCCGTCATCGAGGTAATGTTTGTATTAACGGGAGCATTGGCAAATCCAGGAATAGTCAGTCCTGTTGGAAGTGTTGTACTGATGCTGGGGACACCACCTGCACTAGTGACTAATACACCATTCGGAATAGTAGGAAGACCATTGACTGTTGTGCCAGAAGCCGCATACCACGCGAGTTCATTGATTAATCCTGTATCAACTGTCCCTGATCCACCACCACCGGATGACCGATCAACCGCAATAATGGCAGTATTTGCACTATTTTTAACCCAAATCTGGTCAGGCCCAAGAATAGGTAAAATGGTATCAACAATAGAAATAATGGTGGCTGAATAATTATACCGAGGCGAAATGGATTGATTAACGAGGACATCTTCTTGATCGACTAATGTCAAAATCCCGAAATCATTGTTTAACATCGTCGGAACGAAATTCGTATTGGTATAGAGATTTTCTCGATCTGCAGGAGTCATTCGAGTGATAGTCACAATATCACCGAGTGCACGAGGCGTCACTAATGTCACTTGAACCTGTTGGAGTGCTCCCACAAATGACACAGAATATTGACTCGGATAAGATAATATTTGAGTCGCATCATTGGGAGAAAAACCCACGGGGGTGACATAGACAATGACGTCTGATGCAAAATTAGCTGTCCAGTTTGTACCAAATACAGTTTGTCCCGCAGAGGCGGATGCCTGCGTATACGGGGGGACATCATTGATGATGACCTGACTCATGGTTAACGCTCCTTGTTAAAAATCCTCTTACTCCTCTTTTGAAGCTTTTGCCTGACGTCTCGTTTTCGGTAATCCTAAACTTTCAACGATATATTGACTCATGAGTGTCGTCCAACTCGCATTCGCACCAGGAATCATTCTTGCCATTTTTTTGGCATCCGCTTCATTCATTTCATTACTGGATAAGGCATCTATTATATCAATCATTCGGTTGACTGTCCCCCAAGTTGGACCTAATAGACCAGCCCTTGTTCTATTCTTATATTTATCACTTCTTAAATTACCCATTAGGTTTCCGCCAGAAATTAAATTGGCATTGGCTAATACATTGGCAAACCAACTAAAATAACCCGAGTTATTAATAGTTGCCCATAGAATTTCTTTTTCAGACATTGATTCAGGAAATATTTCCTCACCACGTGCTATACGACGCATCGGATCGACTAAATAACCCGTTCCCAACATAAAGAGAACACCAATTAACTTTTCGCCATCAGCCGCTTGTAAAGAAGGAATCACATATCGATTGATAGATGCAAAAGCCCATCCATTGAATCCACGAAGAAAAGAACCCATAATTCCGATAGGCCCATTATCATCTGTCCATAAAGGCGCATCAATGATGCCTGCTTGAATTTGAGTATCTTTGACAGACCTAAAAACAGCCGAACTAAATTTGTTAGCCGCTTCCATATCTTCCCATTGCCAAAAATGACTTTGATAACCGCCTAATTTTGTTTTTCCACCCCCATTTTTTTTGAAGGCTTCTGTCATTCGTTCAGACCAGACTTTAGGATCAATCCCATATTTTAAAGCATAGCGATAATCTCTTTTACTTAAAGTCCCTTTTTGGAAATCATGCATAATTCGCATGAGTTCACCTTGAGCGACAGCGCCCGTAATATGTTGCAATCCATTATCAATATAATTTGTTCCCGTAAAATTAGATGAAAATTGGGCTATTTTTTGTAATGAATTAACAAACCGACCTAAATTCAAATAAGGATTTGTCTGTCTTGACCAGTTTCTTTCGGCATATCCCATCATTCTGTCTTGTAAGGCAAGGTGAATAGAAGGCGCTGTTTTTCGTAAAGCTTCACTGTCTTTCGTTTTCAGAATGCCGCCTAAACTTTCAATAACCGGATATAGACCATCACGAATAAAAGCAAACATCCCATGTTGTAAGCCAATCGCTGATAAATCATTCACCTGAGTTAATGGGACAAAAGGAAGATTAACCCAGGCCGTTATTGACATCACAGAGGCTTTAATTTTTTGAGCATTCCGGCTTGTTTTTTGAATACCCATCATCTTGTCGTATAAATGATTTAATACATCTTTATTTTTATCAAATTGGTTCCTTAGTTTTGAAAGATCTTTATCCACTTTTTTTAATTTTTTTTCTTCAGATCTTTTTTCTTTTAATGATAAATTTTCATTTGTTATTTTATTTTCCAACTCTGTTTTTCTTTGACTGAGTGAAATATGTTCTCTTTCAAATTCTTTTCCGAGTTCTGCCACAACCGGTTCAAAGCCACCATCGATTGTGACATCATTAAAAACATTTTTTAAATGCGTGCGTCTTGCAAGATAAGTAGAATAGTTCCATGTTTTAGCCATTACATCATTCGTTAAAAATTTATTATCGTATAATAATTTATCAGGCAACAATAATGTTCGTGCTTTTAATGGATTTTCTCGACCATTTCCTGTTAATCTTCCCATCGTTTGATTAATGGTATCTTCCGGTGTTTGATTTAAAATAGTGTCATAATACGCTTTAGCATGTTGTTTTCTAAAAAAATTAGGATCTTCAAGAGAACCTTCTTGATAAACTTCACGAAATCTCAATCTTTCATTCGGATTTTTGAAAACAACAAATTCAGCACCTCGTTCTTTTTTAAAGAATCGTTTATTCATTTTACCGCTATGGGCTAATTCTTGAAGGTTAAATCTTTCTTCTTCCAATTCTTTTTCAAGAATATTTAATTTTTCTTCTTCTTGTTTTAACTTTTGTTGAGCCATTTCTGATTTCTTTTTATTGTTTTTTGCTGTTTCAACTGTCTTATTTTTAAGCGCTGTCTTTGAAAATAGATTCATTTCTGTTTTCATTTTAGAAATGATCGATTTCAATTCATCGACTTGTTTTTCAACCGTGTCTCGTTTCTTTGTTAATTGAATCAACTCTTTTGCTTCATTAGCAGAAAGCGCATTATAATCTTCGGCATGTAAAACGAAATCTGGATTTTCTCTAATTTCATTTTGTAAGTTTTCTTCTAAGGCTTTCTTTTTAGCACGCAATGCAAGCAACTCATCTGCATATTGTTTTTTTTGTTTGTTTGTCGCATTAGGCCGAGTGAGTAATACTTCTTGTTCCGCTATATTTTGTTCGATTTGTTTTGTTACCGTTTTAATGGGTTCCATTCTTTGCGTAATAATGTCATCAGCTTCTTTCAGCCAATTGGCGATGACATCTTCCCATTTACCGCGATTTAAATTCATGTAAGGTGTATCGTATACGCGTGAAAGAAATCCATCCGCTGTAAGAGGGGGTAACCAATCTTCAGGTAAGTCATATGCCTTTCTTAAATTCTTATAAACGGTATCTTTTTGTTCTCGAATCAAGGCGGCTGCTTGATTAACTTCAGATCGTTCACTCGGTTTTGTGGAATAGAGCACTTCTTGTACTTTGTCATTAAATTCTTCTCTTGACATATAATTTTCTTTATTTGATTTTTGAGAGAATAATTCTGCCGATTTATTTTTTAAATAGAGGGCTTTTTCAACTGCATTGGCACCTATCCTATTTTTTATATTAATCCCATTCACTTCATGAAATAACGAATCATATTGAACGCCGATGGATAATAATTTTTGATGCTCTTGATTCATTAAGGATGCAAATTTTTGAGGGGCTTCTTTTCCTTCTTCAAGACCTTTCGTAAAAAAATTATGATCTGCTACTCGATCAATGACAGCACGAACGACTTGAGATTTTGAATTAATCAGATTAATTAAGGGAGAACCAAATACTGGCATTCCCGCTAATTTTATAATGCCTTCCCCGACATAAGGTATTTTAAATACACCACTTCGATAGAAAGTGGAATCGGCCATATCCTGATAGTAACTTAATTTTGCAGCACTTAAATTACCGCCCGATTGATCGATCATTTTATAACCGTCGATTTCGCCTTTTTCATTCAATTTAAATTTAAAGTCAATGCCATCGACATGCGCTTTGGTTAAGTTGCGTAATTCCCAAAGACTTAATCGTTCTGTCAAAGAACTGGCGGCACCCAATCCTCCAAAGAGAACGGTTGAAAAAGCCGTTCTAACAAAGGAATCCACCACAAAGTCATGTACATTCCCATTCACTTTATCTAATTGTTCAGCCCCTGCCGAAAGTACGCCATAAGCGCCACCGCCGGGAACGGCTTTCATTGCACTTTTAAAAAAGGAAGAAGATATTTTTGCATATTTGACCCATCCTGCAATCGGAATATAGGTCATAGGATCGGTTATCATACCGAATGCGCCACCTAGTAACCACGCAAGCCAAGAACCATTATGGACATCATCTGCTCTTTTTTGTTCTTCATATATTTTATTTAATAATAATTGTTGTTGTCGACGACTTTTTGCATTGAGTAAAGCCGGCATATATTCATCACGAACATTGATAAAACTATCTGCATCTGAAGTGGGGGTCCAACCATCCTCTTTTACATCAAGCAATGGATTATGGGCATCCCACAAATCATCAATGACATTCAATCCTTGAGCCGTATAATTCATGTTATACGCTTGGGCTTTGAATGTAGAAATAAAAGAAGGCTTTTCTGTTTTTCCTTCTAAGGAAGGTGAACTCGTAAAACCACCGGGATAAACCGTGACATATGAATTGGGTAAATCATATCCTACATTGACATCGATGGGCGTTTTATTTTTTTCAATCAATTCTTTAACAAAATCAGGTGCATTCGGATTAATAGTTTGACGTTTGCTCCCTGGAAGATAAGGAGTGACATCATTATTCGTTGTTTCAGAATTTGAATCAGTGATTTCGTCCATTATAATGTTCCTGAATAGATTGGACATTGGGCGACACTGTCATAATGCCGAGAGAAGGATCTTCGAGAAAAAGATTTCTCATACCTGATTTTGTTTGGATAGCGACATCATAATTCCCAAAAGGATTCCCAATGAGAACAACATCAAATGTTTCTATTCTTTCTCCTCTTTCGCCCTGTATTCCTCTTATATGTCTTTTCATCCGAATCGGATCATACGTATGAAAAAAGAGACCATGCTCACTACTAGGCGTCACTGTCATTTCTTTTTTAGATGTTTCTAACTTTAATAATCGTTCACTTGCCATTCGTAATTCTTTAATCGATTGATATCGTTCAGGAAGCGTCACAGGCACGACTTCCCAATAATTATTAATTTGTTTTTTATCATACTGTTCTTTTAAAGATCTTGTCTTTTCTTCAAGCTGTTGAGCAATATTATATTGAATGTAAGGGACCGCATCTCGAGAAGAAAGACCGACTCTTTTTTCTATGGGGTGTAATGTTTTATATTTACTGCCATTCACAAATGTATTGCCATAATTTTCATCCACCCACCGTTGGGTTGATTCGACAGCTTCTTTTTCATTCCCAGAGATAGAATAAAAGTTAGAAAACTTTTCAAAAATATTCATTCCATAAGCGGTTGCAAGGGTTGGATTTAAAAAATCACTCTTTTTAAGTCCTACTTTATCTAATGCGTAATTATCTCGAGTCATATCGGATTTATGTATAAGAGATACGAGCTTTTCTTTATTTAATTTTTCAATCGCTGGATCTTGATTATAGATTCTATTATGCGCATCCTGATTTGCTTTAATCGGATCGGGTGAATCTCTCAAAGCAGTGGCAGCCGATACCATTGATTCATCTTGATCACTTAATCCTTTTAATGCTTGACCATTTCCATTTTCACGTAATAAATGGATTTGTTGAATAGCCGATTCCACCATCATCGGATCGGGACTCATTAATTTATTTTTTAAAGATTTTGTAAAAACGGGTATTTGGCCCGCTGCATTGGATGCGACCATCACTTCTGCTTCATCTCGACTTAATGGCGCTCTGGGTTTTAATGGAACAACATTTTTTTGACTTTCTTCAACAGCATAGTTCACTTTATCGTTAAAGGCTTTATTGATATCTTTTTCAGATGCATTCGCAAAGGCTAAAGGGTTTGCCCAATTTTGGCTTAATGCATTAGAGGCAGCATTATCACCTAATTGTTTTTTTATGGCTTGTAATAAACTATGTTTTACCTGTTCTGCAACAAGAGGGGATACTTGCGATGCAAATGAATCAAATTCAGCACCTGTAATATCGCCTGGCGATGAAACAATCCGATTTTGCATAAGTTGTGCTTGATATTGATCATTCATTGATTTTAATTGTTGTTGTTGAGAAACAGATTGTATGACATTTCTATAGACAGCATCATGATCTGTATTACTGATGTCACTGGGCGGATTTTCAGCCAATGATTTTAAATAGGCAGGTAATTTTTTTTGTCGATCAGCATCCAACGCTTCTCTTGTGTATTTACCCGACAGCATAGAAATTCTTGCCGTATCAATTCTATTTTTAGCATCAAGTGGTGTAATATCATGACGAGCCGCCGCCGCATTCGCCGCATCGGTTGTTGCTTTCAGCGCCGCTAGACTTCCCCCTATATTTCCATTCATTGCTAAAGAATACGCATTTTCTGCATTAATCTTTGAGGATACATCGAGCGCGGCTTGTCTATCTTCTTTTTGTTCTCCTATCATTCTTTTTACTAACGTTTCATTCTGGGAGATCATTGCCGAACCATAATGCATTTCCATATTGGCACGAATGGAACTCGGCGCCATTGATAGAATTTTTTCTAATCCTTCTGTTGTTGATTGCTGTGTCTTTGCAATCATCTCTTTTGATAAGCGAGGTTCTTGTGCCAATTCAAGGTTCGAGTTCACAATCAGTTTTTGCGCTTGTATGCCAAGCGTTGCTTGTGCTTGTTGGTTATAACTTTCTTTCATGACTTTATCAAAGTCAGTAAAGGTCGGTCCTATATCTCCATGTGGATCTTTCCCTAATTCACCCCCAATACGAGTTGCAATCTCATTAGAAGCTTTCATTGCCACAGCTGATCCTAAGGCGGACATCCAATTGGTGCTTTCACCATAGTTTTCTAATGATTTTTGAAAATCAGGAATGTGGCTTACTTCGGCTTTTTCTCGACGAGCAAGTGGTTGAGGTAATTCTTCTCCTTTTCCAACACCGGGTACTCGCCGTTTAAAATCCGATTGTATATCTGCCATAATGATTTTCCTTTAAGCCATCTGTGTTAAACCAAATCCTTGTTTCGTTTGTTTTACTAGACTATTCCATCCTTCTAAATTACTGGGGAAACGATTAATGGTACGTGATGCGAATCCTTGCCAGAGTTTTGAATTATTTGCTGATTGATTGAGTTGAGCCAATGTCCCACCGGCTCTTAATTCATTCTCACGGCCTAATAGATTCATACGACGCATTCTTTCATCGGATTCAAAATTTCCAATCGATTCTTGGAATAATGAAACAGAACTACCTCCAATCATACTCGTTCCTCTGGCTGCAAAGACCGCAATCTGTGTGCCTAAATTTTTTCTTAAATCAATCATCGCTTGTAAACTTTCATCTTCCGATTGTAAGCGTGTTTGATAGATATTGGCCTCAATACCCGCTTGTTGTATTTTAAGACCCATTTTACTGAATTGCTGTTGTTGTTTCATTCCAAAAAAATCGGTAATCATGCCCGCCGCTTGCATTGCTAACAATAAACCAAATGGCATAGTTTTTTCCTCTCTCTAAATTTCAACTGAATAGAATACACCTAATAATATTATATTGAATGGATCACTATGGGTAATAGTATAGGTCGGATTATTAAAATCGTCCCATCCGCTCATGACCATCATTTCAAAAAAACCTCTGGCAGGAAAAGGTGGCTCACCAATCATGGCTTGATCAAATTTATTTAATGCAATGGGCACATCATTTATTTCACCCCCAATCGTTTGATTAAACATGAATCGAACGCTTCTTATATGTTTAGGTTGTGTGAGGGTCGTATTTTTTGCAGACGGCCCATTCGCAATTGTTAAAGGCATCGGTTCCATAATCGTATGAATAGGAAAACCGACATAACCTATATTAACAGGAACCAGTTCGCCATGAGATTTAAAAATAACTTGATTACTTGAACCAATTGCATCAAACCCAAAGCCATCACCGACCATTTTAACATTTTGTGCATTGAATAATTGGCCTGTTGTAATCGTACTGGCTAATACGCCATTATTATTGAATTGAACGGCACAATCTAAAAAAGTATCTTGTGTTAATTCTTCGAGAAAAAATCGTGTTGTTAAAGGCCAAGGTGTCACAACCGTTGTATCACCAATACTTTGCCACGTAATAGCATTCACATCTGCTAAAGCATCTGCTTCTGTCAAATAAACTTTAAAATTATCCACCGTTAATCCAACAGCCCAATAGTATTGTCCAACGATAATTTGAGGTGTACTCGTTGCTAATGTGACTGAAGAAGAGAATGTAACAGCTGTTGGTTCTCCAATCGGGAAATTTACTCCTAAGGCTTGTAAAACTTCGGGCGAAACAATGTCATTAAATCCAACCGGTGCTGTTGCAACAGCAATTTCTCTTTGAGTAACAAACCATGCTCTTCCATCCGAGCTACTCGCGGCTTGTAGGAAGGATGCATTTCCATAAGATTGTTCTAAAATAGCAGGGGTAAAGCCGGCGACATTTTGAGATATTAATGTTTGAAAAATAGCCATCGAACCATTTTCATTGATAATAAAAATGTATCGACTGCCTGCCCGTCGCAAATCGATAAAAGCGCATTCATCCACTGGATTTCGAATGGTTTGTTCGCTAATAATGGAAACAATATCACTGGTATAAGAGTTATTAATGCCGTCCCAGACCATTTGATGGGCATCATCTCCTGACAATACAACGACCTGATTATCAACGGCTTGTGGTAATACCGTATCTGCTGGCGTTGAATCTTGTAATTGTAAAGTAAAATTACTGGGGGTGATGGCGGATGTTTCAGATAAAGGACTCGAATAAATACCTGTATTCGTATGCACAGTGAGAGATCGATAAGGCACAATAAAACGAATGTAATTCACATTGTTTGAAGTAGGATACCAACTAATGGCATCATCATCATCTGTATTTAAATCATTGAAATCTGAATAATCATTAATGGCACTTGCCCAAAAACCATTGGGAATACTGACTGTGTTCGCAAATAAAGCTCTATTCTGATAACTTGAACAAACTTGAGGAAACCCTCTGGCGACACTCCAAGCCGGTTCTGCTAGAAAAGCTAAACTGCCTTGTATCCCAACCCCTGCTGTCGTGAAAGGTGTTTGTGTCGCAACAACAAATTGACTGGTATTTGTTACACTGATAATTCTTGAAATACCACCTCCTCCAACAAAAGCACCTCCCACATAAGCAGAAGTCAGTAAGGAGTAAGGTGCACTTAAGTTGATAACAACACCGACACCTGAAACGCCAGTTGGTGTAAAAGTGATAGAATCATATGAAACAACATTTCCATTAAAATCAAAAACAGGCACATTTTTAAATTTGGTGGGATCAAAGGTGAAAGTATTTAAAACGATTAAGTTACTCGTCGTTCCTGCATTCGTTAATGTAAAGGCATTTCTTTTTGCTTTTGCATCGGGTGCTGTTTCATAAAGGGATGCAGTTGTGGCGGATTCTGTAAATATAAAATAAGTGACGCCTAATACAACTTGTGGATCCGTCACTGGCAATGTACCTGTCGTTGTAAATCGAACAGGCAGTACAACGCCAACAGGTAATGCAGCCCCACTGACTGTAAAAATATTGGAAGCTACCGATACAATGGGATTGGCTGCATTCGGTATACGTACCATATCCCGAGGCGCAATACCAAATGTCGCTACTCTAAATGTACTTCCAAGAACGGTCGTACTAATCGAATCTACTTGATTGGCATTATATAATGTGGCAAACGCATAAACATTTAATCCTTCTAAATAGATATAAACAGAACCGGGTGTAAATACCAATTGATAAATACATTCATTCAGATATTGCCAAGTCTCAAAAAAAAGTCCTTTCGAATTGGTGACTGAGACAAGTTGTGATTGATAAAGTGTTCCAAATCGTTTGCCAGCGGCGCCCGTCGGATAAGTTAAAACATTTTGTGCTGTTTTAAGTCCATTGCCATATTCATTGACGGTGGCACGACCATACATAAAGGGTGAAAGTTCACCCTTTGAAAAAATATCCTGTGACCATAATTGATATGCCATTCCATTCTCACTTTTTCTTTATCCTATCTGTGGCCCAATAATGCCTGTGATATTCCGCTTGGTAAGCATGGGAATATCCCATTTGACAAATTGCGGTCTATTCTGTGCATCTGTTGCGGCAGCGATTGATAATTGAAGTGTCCTTTTTGCTTCAAGGGCTGAAAAATATTCCGGCTTTTGAGCACTCGCCAGTGAATTAAAACAAGCAATTTCATAAATGAAATAATTAATAAAATAAGCTGGGAAAGTGGCTATCACAGGTAAATAAGCAAATTCCATAAAGACAGGCGATTGTGTTCCCCAGTTGCACCATATCTGACTATTGGAATAAATTTCATAGACATAATTTTGGGGAATGATCCGAATATTTTTAAGATAACCGGCTGGCAGTAAATAAATTTGCTGCCAACCTGTTTGAACAGGAGGGATTTCTGTCGACAAAACCAATTGTTCAATCTTAATTGAAAAACGCCAATTACCTGTAGATAGAACACTTGGCAATAATATATCAAATGCCTGTTCAGCGGATGTGACCATATCATCGGCATCATCGAGTGTTTGTATAGGACGATGGCCCAAAAGTTGTACAGCAAGACTGATAATACTGGTTTTGCTGTATGCCATGAGTCAACTCCTTATACAGTTGTGCATTAGGTAGTCGGAATGACCGCATACCAGATATGCATCACCATCGCAGAATTTCCAGTTGTAAATGCCCCAGTGATATTGCTTAAATACAAGCCTTTGTTAACTGTTGTTGTAAATGTTTCAGGAACAACGCCGGGATTAAAGTTCCAACCTGTGCTTGCTGCTGCTTGGAAAGTTGCTGCAGAGAACGTCGTTGATGCAATAACGCCTGCACCATTCGCAGTGGAATCCCATTGAATGGCAGCAACACCACCGGCTGCATAAGCCGCTGAGTTATATGTCATCAATAGTTGAGCTTGTTTTAAGACAAGTAACGTATTTGCACCAGCTGCGGCGACAAGTAGTTTTGGCGCTGCATACATACCGTTAAATTCAGCGGCTGTAATTGCAACAGAGGCATAACGAAGATTTGTTGCAGGCACAAGTAATGTCGTTCCACTAAAGGCAAGACCCGATCCCAACGTGATTTCAGAGACTTCCGTTGTCCCACCGGTTGGATTACCTAATAGAGTCACCGTTGCGATTTCTTGAATCTTTGCAAAAGTCACTGCATTATCCAGAATATCCGCGGTTCCTATACTTGTTGTAAGACCCGTACTTTCAACGGTCACAGACGTTGAAGAAACGGCCGTCACAACAACTGCAAAACTGGCATCTGTTCCATTACCGAGAATCCAATCGCCTACATTTAAGTTGAGATATTCAGGCAAGAAATAATTAGCGGCTGAAATGGTTGCAACCGTATCACCCGGACTCCCATAGATAAAAATATTCGGTGCATTTAAAACCGTGGATGAACCACCAAAAGGAACAACCGTTTCTTGTCCTTGGTTTAAAGAGGACGATATGCATGTCCAGTTTGAAATTGTAAAAGCCATGTTGTCATTCTCCGAAAAAAATTAATTAGATTGAGGTCTCATCACAATTCACTTGAATGATACCCAGATTATCAATACTGATCGCGCCTGCTGAAAAAATACCATTAATAAGCCAGGATGTTTCTCGCGGCAGATAATTAATTTCAGTCCTGAAATCATGTCCGATACCCATACCGGTTGATTGTTTATGCCATGCATAGGTTTCTCTTACGGCGCCGGCTAAAGGCAATCCACCTTCTGCCATCTGCGGAATGATAATGATATTGATACCTAAAAATTCACGTATAAACCCTTTATCTAATACACGATTTTGAGTATAAAAAGTGGATGTAAAATGATCATCTGCTAAAAGAGAAGCAAAATTACTCGCAGACATTGCCCAGAATCGTTCAGGTAAGGGAACCGCATTATTATCGAAGAATTGAATGACTTGACGATATTTTGTATAAGTCATATTGGCCCCACCATCAACAATCGTTTGACCGGGTGAAACGCCTAATGAATCAATAATGATTTGATCTGAACGACGGCCAAGCGCATTGGCGACTAACATGGCGTTTTCCATTTTCGCATCAAAATTGACTGTTAATTCCTGTACGGTATCAACGGCTGTTGGAGCAGTATATTTTTGTAAGAGAGCTTGTACCTGTGAATAAGTGGGATCTTGGATCACAACCGTTTGTAAATAACCGGTTGGGACCGCTTGTATTTGGTTTACTTTTCTAAAAGAAACAGAAGCACCAATCACATCACGTCGAACACGAATGGTATCGCGTAATAAAAAACCGAGTGACTGATATTGTGCTTTTACTAACGCATCAAATTCTATTTGTTGCACGGCCGTCAAAGAGATAGACATGGCTAAAATCTCCAAAATAAATGAATGAAACTTCCTATTTCACCATTGTGCTTTGGGCTTTAAGACAGTCAGATTATCTCTGAGATAGAGGTCTTTGCTTAAAAAGTTGTCCAATTGAACGATTGGTATTGATCAAATTATATCACATTAAGAACCCACTTTGTCAACATATCCGGGATGATTCTTTGCCGCTATTTCTAATCGGCTTTGTAAGTCTTTTCTATAATTGGGATCTGTTTTATATTTTTCAAGATTGTTCGATAACTCTAATTTAATATCTTCTAAGGAAGCCGCATTCGTAATGCCTCCTGTATTGCCATTTGGAATTTGTGGATTGGTCGACATCATTTTGCTCCTTAGTTCTTCTAATGCTTTAACCGCATCAGCACTTCTTAAATTATCTGTTAATGCTTCAAAGGATTCTTGTGATAAATTAGCTTTCGCCCAATTGTTTAAAGTCATTAATCGATCTTTTGCATCAGGCCCTAATTTCTCGATTTCTTCTTTTTCATCCGTCCCAAATTCATCCATATATTTATCGACGGAGTCGAGCATTTTATCAATGACATCTTGAGGGACTCGCCTGTCTTTTGCAATCTGTCTAAATTCTTCAAAAGGAACATAATCCGGATCAAGATATTTTGATTTAGAAAAATCATATTCATCAGGGACAGTGCCTAATCGTTTCTCAAGTTCATGATGGCTTTTAGCGAGATCGGCCGTTGATTTAAATTTTTCATTTAACCATGTGGGCCTTTGACCCATTCCTGGAATCCCTTCATCGATATACCATAATGGAACTTCTGGTTTTGTTTCTTCATTTTCAGACATATTAACTACCTTGTGCTATTATTCTTTGTTTATGTGATGTCACACAATTTAAAATCATTCTTGCAAAATCTTTAAATCCTTCTTGCCATAAGACATCTAATTGATAGGTTGGATTTCCTTTACTGACCATCGAAGGAATTAAATATTTTTCCATAATAATTTTTATAAACCGTCTTCCTGCTTCTTGATGTTCAAATAATTCATAACAGAGTTTATCAAATTCGAGTAACTCTGGATTATTTTTTAAATCATTAATACTTTTTTGGTATCCTTCAAAATAATTTTCTGGTTCTATTAATGGGTTTTTTTCCATTTAATTTCCTTATCCTTTATTCAACAGCAGGTGCAATAGGCGATTGTGCTGGGTTTTCAGGTTGTTCTGGCATCATGCCAGCGGATTGTGCAAGCTTCATTTGGCTATGTTCATCTTGAACTTGTTGCATGACGCGTTTAACATCCTCTGGTTTATTTAAGAAACGTTCATCAATTTGTAACATTTCAGCTAACATATACGGTGTTGTTTTTGGATTAATATAAAGTTGTGTAGCTTCTGGTCCCATAATACCTTGCATAAGTTGAACATACTGTGTAAATGATTCAACATCAGCACGTCCTTTTACTTTAGCGAGGGGTGATTTATATCGAAATATAATAGGAACACCCCCTACATTGGGATAGGGTAATTTTCCCATTGAATGTAATATATACGCAAATCGTTTAATAACAGGCCATAAAAATTCTTGTTGCATACGTGAAAATAAAGGCCCTATTTTTTCTGCTAAACTTTGTTGTTTGATCGATAATTCATACGTCGATTTTGGTTGAACACTTAATGAATCTTCTGGTTGGTCCGCAAATAAAAGTGTTTTAATTTGCATACGTAGATCAGCCATTGTCATCTGCGCAAAGTTTGGATCCGCACTGTTAGGTAACGGTATAAGAGGGACTTGACCGTTTGTACCGATAGGAGCAATTGGAATAATAGTAAATGGTTCAAGTCTAAATGTATGAGGATTGAATACCGCATCACTAAATCCCATGTAAGGTCTGAATGTATTGAGATTGGCTGAAGCAAGTTCAACCCTCGCCATTTCATTTAAACTGATAATAGTGGGCAGGGCTTCCATTACCGGCCCCCGTCCCCATGTTTCATTGTTGGTTTTCTTAAACCGCCACACAATGCCGGGATTGGATTCTAACCATTGAGTATACAATAAATCATTGTCAGCCCATACCGCATAACAATATTTTTTGGGTTGATTCGGAAAATAGGCAACGCCTTCATAAATATTTCTAATTTTAGCATCCGGATCACCCGCTAATAATTGTTGTAAATTAAGTGTCATTGTAATACCGGGCCATCGCGTATGTAATTCAGCAATTTTTAAATTTTGCCAAGTACGAAACCATGATTCAATATTTCCATTGACGGCTTCTTCAATGGCAAGTTTATCCATTGGGATGGATGTACAAAGAAAAGGTTGATCGTCTGTATGTTGATTAATAACAAGTGCGGATGTACCAATGGATAAATCGTAATAACATTCATTAATGACGACATCAAAATTAGAAGCATGAATATAAGTAAAGAGTTGTCGCATATAAGCATTTAAAATTAATTGCGATTCTTCAATAATCGCTAGATTTTCATCACTCGTTGGATCATCGACTATACTATCATCGACTTCAAGATATCCCCATTGCACCTGAGGCGGCGTCATTGTGCCATGAAGTTTTGATACAAAGGTTGTAACGCCTTCAACAGCTGTCGTGTCATAAACGCGTGTATTTTGAGTGGTTCCTTGAAATTCTTTTCCAGGCAAATAATAACGATTACGAAAAGGAACTGCATAAAAGAAGGCGGCTTGCATAATCGGTATCCATAAGTCAGCGACATATTTTGCTGAATTATATCGTTTACGCAATACCTCTAATAAAGATCCATCGGGCATGGGTAATGGCGGCATTCCTTGCGTTGTATCCATTCATTAACCACCTAATTGAGCAGATTCGCCTAGTTGTTCTTCGGATGAAGTACCGAGAAATCCTTGCGCCCGATTAGAGCGTCGAAGTGCTCTAATTTGCTTTTCATCGATTCGTCTTTTTTCAGCCGCTTGCTGATCTTTTTTTGCAGCAAGTTCACTTTTTGCTAATTCTGTTTGATCTCGATAAGCTTTAATCTGGGCGTTCATCAATTTTTGTTGTTTCTTTGATGGACCACCTAGTCCTAATATTTTAGCGATACCACTAAATATACCCATTGAATTTACTCCTTAAATCCAAATATGAACATAAATCGTTTTTTCTTCAAAATCGTCGGCGAGTATTTCCTTGTCGACATAGACAATACGCCATGCGATTTTAATTTTTTTACGCAGGTCCTTTATTTGAGACAGTATGGTTGCCATTGTTATTTGTTAACATCGTTGCTAAATCTGATTTTAACTGATCTATTTCCTTTTGTAACTCGAATACTTGGTGCGTTCTTAACCCAATATTGACCGCTTCCATCAATTGTTTTATTTCACTCGCGGTAAAATCACCATTGGCTGCTTGTAATAGTAATTGACTGTAATGTTTGCTCGGATTGCCAGTCGGATCAAGATCTAATTTTATTCTTGAATTCTTACTGATACCAAAACGTGACCAACCCATCATCTTCCAATGATCAAATTTGTGATTTACCATACCGACGGGAGTGACCTCCTCTCTCAATTTATATCCTTCTATTTCCCATTCTTCACGAGCAAACATTTTTCCTAGTTCATAACATTCACGAAAAATAGGAAAATCTTTTACCCATTCGTAAAAAGTGGTTTCACAAATATGAACTTCGGTACAAAAAGCCGTATAGCGTCCCTTTTGTAGCATGATTTTTAATATTAACGGACAGTGTGCTTCTTCATCAAATTTACTCTTTTTCCATCGTAATTTTTTGTAAAGAGCAATAACATCGATTGCCATAAGTCATTGTATTCCTTTTGATTTGTATTATTAATGGTATACTCTTATCACTTTTAAATCTAGAGGGATAATTATGACCACAGAAAAACGGAAGAAAGAACCAAAAAAGAATGAAGAAATTGCTTCGCCTGATCTTGTTCTTATTTCTGAAACGATTAAATCACAATTACAAAACATCAATAAAAGATTCGATGAATTATTAGAATTATCTAATATTTCCTTGGATGATGTAAAAAGTAAAATAAAAGAGGTGCACGTGTGTCATGCTGCTCAAATGCAACAAATACTAAATGCCTTAATCATTCAAAAAGATTTTGCTCGTGATCAATCTTTGAACCAATTTAAAGTCACCGCTCTTGGGCTTGGATTATCTTTGACTGTTTTGTGCGCAATCAGTGTAAAAATCTTTTTTGGATAAAAAAATGACAATAAATGATCAGGTAAAATTTGTAGATCAAAAATCACGCATAATATTCCTTCTTCTTGATAAAATTTTGAGCATAATGTTGGATAAAAATAAAACAATACAAGATTTTGAACATTTCCAGGATATATGTAATTATTTTATTCAGAAGTTAGAGGGGTTTGCTAAAGATTTAAACAATGTCTGATAGTTACCACTACTAGACTTTTGAAACCAGATTAATAGGAAAATACCATGTCCACCTATCACGAAGGATTTAATGATGCAACTCACAGAATAATGTATTTATGTGATAAAGAAATAGAACGGCATTCTATAAAAGAAAATGGCGATAAAGGATTAGCTATATTAGAATTCAAACTTTATTTGGAACAATTGCTTTTAAAGGAAGATAAAACAATTTAAGGAATGGCATGTTTAATTCAATTCAACTCCGTGAGCTTATTATACGGCCTGTTCTTCATGATCTCATTGCTTATTCAGAAGATGCCGTAGAACTACTCATTTTTACTTGTGCTGTCGAATCCGATGGTGGAACTTATATTAAACAAATAAAAGGGCCTGCATTAGGTATTTATCAAATGGAGCCGGATACTTACAATGATTTGTGGATGAACTATATAAAAAATAAACCTGATCTTATCATGAAATTATTTTCAAACTTCGGTATTAATTTAATCCCACCAGAAGATAGAATGATTTATGATCTTCGTTTTGCAACCGCTATGGCAAGAATTTTTTATATGAGAACAGCTGAAGAAATCCCTCGCTCAAAAAATAGAGAGGCTGTTTGGGACTACTATAAAAAATATTGGAATACAAAAGACGGTAATTCTAAAAAAGATGCTTCCATCAGAAAATACTTATCTTTTATGACTAATTAATTTCAGGATATCTTTCTAATAAAGTAGAAATAGAAATATTTCTGAAACAGGTTCGGCAAAGCAAACGAGTTACTCGCTCAGTCATTTCTATTTTCACCCATTGAATAGGAATATAATCATGTGGCCCTCTATTCTTTCCACATAATTCTATCGCTTCTTTTTTTTCTCTTTCCATTCTTTCATCATGCGCTCTATTTAGACTCATTAATTTTTCTCGATGATAATTGATATATTATAGATATAATAACATCTTGTCTTAATTTTTCATATCTTCCTTCTGCTTGAGTATCCATGGCTAATTTATTTTTAAAAGAGCCTGAAACAGATTGGTTCCTCATTATTTTCCTTTCATTTATTATTTTTTCTCCAGAAGGACTATAAAGAGAATAAGTTACATTAACAGAAACAAATATAGTCTCTACCTGAAATTTAGGATCATAATGAGACATAGAAATCTTTTCTGAAAAATTAATTATTTCTAAGGTGTAACTTCCATTTGATACATCATCAATTCTAATATTTGAAAGTAATAAAATATTCTTTAACTCTTTTGTGAATTTATTATAGGGATCATACGTTTTAATATAAATACTATTAAAATCTTTAGGAAAAGAATATTCGCTCCGTAACTGAAATCCACAGCCGGATAAGAATAAAAAAATAAGAAGCCATCCATGGCTAAGGATTTTAATAAGAACGGAACTTATTCTTGTAAACACAGGGAGCCATAATATTTTTGTCATGCACAGACACACTCGTTTTGGCATATGTTTTAAAATGTCCCTTATCAGGTGTGCTAAAAAAACCAGAAATCTGTTGTTGATCTGAAAAAGTTTGACCCGGCTCAATGACACGAGAAATATGTTTAGACGCGACTTCCTTTTCCCCATTTCCTTGATCAAGAGAAGAAGAATAATAAATATGATACGTGTAACTTTTATTTGTGTCGTTTGTAATATGAACACCGTGATTACTTGCAACATTTAATCCATTACTATGACGAGATTCATAATATGGCATTTCACAAACCAATGTGCCGCCACCCGGACCTGATGCAAATGAAGATAAACTAGATAAAATTAAACTAACAGCGCATAAAGTTTTTTTCATTATATATACCTTATTATTAATAAATTCGCCGACAGTGTAAGATACCTCGCCGTTCAATACAAGCGTCTCTACGCGGTGCCCATGGGGCCAGGAACCTATAGCACAAGCCTATAGCAAAGACTATAGCAAAGAGTAATCCATAACCTACATAACAT